AACAATAAAAAAGCCCGACTTTCGCCGGGCTCTTTAAGATTATTTTAATGGTTAATCTTACAAAGTGTTTAAGCCACTTACGTAGATTTTTCCATAAAATTCTGGTCTAACCATTTTCTTAGCATATCTTGTTAAAAGTCCTTTTCTAGGTACGAAAGTTTCAGGATCATACACCAAAGGAGTCATGATCAATGGAATGTAAGGAGCAAATACTGCACCAGTTTCCAAGAATTGGCTACCTTTGAAGCCCATCAAGATGGTATTCTCTTTCATGTATGGGTTTTTGTAAACAGTGTATCTGTTGTTGATTTGACCCATTTTCTGTACACCGAATGCATAAGTAGCAGCAGTTACATCACCGTTTGAAGTTGAAGCAAATCCAGGGATACTTTCCAAGATAGTAGCAACTGTAGGAGAAACTACGCAGAAGTTAGCACCACCACGTAAAGTTCTTTGGTGAATGATGTTGCTCAATTTTTGCATTTTAGTTCCCAAAGTTTGGAACCATGCACCTTGAGTGTTGTAGAAACCTAAGTTTGAATCAAATCCAGTACCAGCAGCGTTGATAGCGTTGTTGTTAATAGCAGACCAATATTCAGTTCCTGCAGCAGCAGAAGAAATCAACATATCCAAGATTTCCATATCAATTTCCAAAGAAATATACTCAGACATTACAGCTGTCAATTCAGCTTCAGCATCCAATGAATGGTATGCATTCAAGTCTTGAGCAAATTCTGGAGTCCATTGAGATTTCAATTTCTTAGTCTTAGCTACGATAGCTTCAGATCTCATTTGAACGTTGATTTGAGGGATAACAATCTCAGAAGCAGATTCAGCGTTAGGAACCGCATAAGCAGCACCAGCTTCGAAATCACCTCTTGCATTGTCTTTAGTCAATTTGTTGTATTCAACCAACCAAGTAGAAGCAGCAGCCAAAGGCACACCAGCAGCACCAGTCAAGAAGAAGTTAATTACGCTTCCAGACAATACTGTAAATTCTTGCAACAAAGTTGAAAGAGGGAAAGTAGAACCTGAAGTTGCGATGAAGCCTCTTACAGCCAAAGTATCGATATCTGTGCTGATAGAAGCAGTAGGAATAGATACTTTCTTAATAGTGCCAGCAGCAGCAGAAGCTGAGTAGTCTGAGTTGAAGTTTACTTCAGCCCATGATGCAGTTACAGCAGCGTAGCTAGCAGCAGAAGAAGATACAGAAGATGAAAATTGGTTAGTAGAGAAGGTAAAACGACCAGCTCCGTATAAAGCACCTGTTGAAGTGTTACCGAAGTTAGCAGAAGAATTACCATACATAGAGTCACCTGAAGTAAAAGGATTCTTGTTGGTTCCGTATTGGAAATCTAAGAAGAATACTAGACCTGAAGGTAAGTTCATTGGTTGAACTGAAACGAATTCTTTAGCAGCGATTTGACCGAATACTTTACGTACTAAAGGTAAAGCGATACCAGCCCATTGCTCACCAGTACCAGTTGTGAAACTAGCACCAGTTCCTGTTTGTGATTGCTCAATAACCAACTGTTTAGCTTGGTTTTCAAGAATCATTGACATATTATTCTTTTCAGTTTCGTTACTGATGTTATTTAAAAGGCCAGTAGCTCCCCATTTTTTTGCCAATCTAGCAGCGTCAGATTGCAAAGACTGCCATGGGTTAGCAGATTCTAATAATGTTTGTACGTTTGACATTTTTATTTAATGTAGTTTTTTTATTTTTTGTTTAAGCCTGCAAGTATTTGGAACCTTTCAATCATTGCGTTAGTTTCCACCACAGGCTGTTTTGATGTACCACTAATTGTCTTTGATGCAAATGATTTGTTTTCTCTCACCAACTCTTTTTTGCTTGATTTATTTAAACCAGCATTTAGAGTTTCGTAAACTAACTTAGTTTCTTTTACTGTTTCAGCATTATCAAATGCAGCAAGTACTTGTACTTTTTGTGCTTCTGATAAGTTCTTAGCTTTAAAAATTTTGTTAGTGTAAAGTAATTTTGAATTAAGAAGATTAACTTCATTTAATTCAGATTTTAGTGTGTTGATTACGTCAAAAGCTTCTTCAAGTTCACCTGAGTTTTCTTGTTTAGCTTTTTCAGCAGCTTTTTTAAGCATTTCTTTTTTCTCAGCAGCAGAAGCTTTCATGAATCCAGCAGCACCAGCAACACCTAAAGCAGATAGTACTATACCTACATACTTAAGCATTTCTGCACCTTGCATACCGAAAGAAGTTACATCTTCTTTTAGACCTCCTTCTTTCATTGTACCTTTTGCTTTTTGAGCTAAAGCAGCTAATTTTGCTAATTCAGCATCACTAGCATCTTCTAATGCATTTACTACTTCAGCGTTTCCATCAGCAGCTTCTGTCATTCCTACCTTAGCTTTTAATTTACCTAAGTAAGATTTGATAGCACCAGCAGTGAATCCACCAGCAGCAGTAGCAGCAGCAACAGCAGCACCTAAGATACCCTGTGCAGTGTGTGCATTGTCAGTCAATCCCATGTCGATGATCATCTGGATTGCCTCGCTTACAGCGGTTTCGTTTAGTTTGTTTTCCATCATTGGTTCTTCTAGTGGAGCTTCTTCTGTGTCCATGTCCATATCCATTTCTGGAGTTTCTTCTGAGCTTGGTCCAGCTTCTAGCTCACCAGCTTCAATCATCTCGTCAACCACACTTGCAATAAATGCTTCTAAGTCTTCGGCAGTCATGTTATCGAAGTCGATCTCTTCTTCCTCTTCTGTTTCCTCTTCTCCATTAGGCATTTCCTCAGTTTCTTCTTCTGATTCATCTTCTAATTCTCTAAGTAATTCTTCAAGGTCAATTTCTTCCATAGAATCAGCATCTTCGTGTTTTGCTTCCTCCATGTAAGGATCTTCTTCTTCCATTTCTGTTAATTTCTTTTCTAACATTGATTTTAAGTGAGGAGTAAATGCTTCCTCTAATGCAGCTTTAGCATTAGTGATAGCTACTTCCTTTACAGCTTTTGCATCAGCAATCGCTTCTTTTAACAATTCTCTGTTTGTCATTTTTTCCTAATAATAATTTTTTTTTGGAAGTACGCTTATTTAAAATAGCGTAATAAGTGTTGTGTAAAAATTGGGGTACCGTATTCAGAACCGGTACATATAATCATAAATAGAGCTATTTTCTTAAAAAAAAGAAACCCTCTGATTTTAATAGAGGGTCAATCAAAGGATTCTATCCTAAGAGGGGTTAGAATATTGGGCAATTACCGTGAGCACATAAAATTTCTCTTATGATTTCATTAGCTTTATCATATTTGTTTACTGTTCTGGTTAAACCTTCGTTCAGTGGTGACATCCAAGATCCAGGATTAGAAGGAGTTGATACAAAGTCCCAGCATAATAATTCAAAATCATTTTGAACTTCTAATGTTTCTCCTATTTCTTTAACTGATCCCATTCCTCTTGATGATACACCTACAGTAATCCCTGAATTGAGCAAGGCTTGTAGTATGTTTCCGGAAGGAGTTGGTAGTATTTCGATCTTTCCCATAACGTGATTACCGTCCCACCAAATGTCTTTAATGTTGTGACACACATTTTTAAGGTTAATAATAGTAGAATCTGGGTGATCTAATTCACCAACAGCTCTATTTTGTTTAACAGAATCCATGTACTTATTGATCTCCCTATCCCAGATTTTTCTGCTATAGTATCTGCCGTTACCGTTCTTTACTTCGGCAGTAGCTAAAATACCTTCTACTAGAGGCAACCCATTCTGTCCTCTGCCCTCGGTTAATTTAACCGGCTTTGGGTTAAAAGAGATGGTTTCAATAAGTAAATTTTTATCCATTATTAATATCCTTTTTTCTTCAATACGCTTCTCATAGCTTCCTGCCAAACAGGTGCTGCTTCTACAGCTTCGTCGATTATCTCTTCACCACCTGCCGCTGTTGGGCGGGATGGTTCACTAGGAGCTTTATTACCGGCTACTTTTTTAGCTGCTTTAGCTTTTTGAGCTTCATACATTTTTTTTCTTTTCTCAAGTAAAGCAATGTCTTTTTTAATTTCACTAATTGCTTTCTTATCAACTACGTCTTTCATGTCATCGCTTTCAGTCATAGTTAATCTGTTTTTTAACTCTTCAATTTTCTCTTGAATTTTGGTAGCTTTGTATTCGTATGCAGCAACTTCACCTAGTTTTTCAATTTCTTTTAAGTGCTTTTCGATTGCTCTTTTCTTAGCTTCTGAAAGTGTTTCTTTATTTGTCATGTTGTCTTTTGCTTCGTTTAATTTAACAGGTTCCATTCCTGAAGATTTATACTTACCTGTTACTTCTTTAGTTTTACCTAAACCAGGATGATCTTCAGTATATCCGATGCCTTTAATGCCAAATGCTCCATCTTTAACGTAGTGTAATGGATCTTTCTCAAGGTTCTTAAATACAATCTTCTTAAGTTCGTCTTCTGTTTTATCTGCATTCTTAGGATCTTTCATCTCAACATAATAGCCTGATAAAAGTTCATTGGTTGAAATGTTGTCATTATTTTTCTTATCTTCGTAATCATATCCTGCAATTTCTTTTTCTTCTACAGATTTATCAGTCTTCTTAAGATCTGATTTTATCTTCTCAGTATTCTCATTAAAGATTTCAAACCAGTTTGGTTCGCCTTCTTTTTGAGATAAGACTGCTGTAAAGTTTTCTGATATAATTCCTCTTTCAGTTAAGTTATGTATAGATTGATCAAATGTAAGTGCGCCTGTCACTACATTAGGGAATAAGGTTCTAGCTTCTTTAATAAAAAGTTCTCTGTTACCTTTACCTTCTTTAATCAAATTGTATTTGTCTTGTAGGCTTTTCATATGTTATAAATAGGGGTTGTTTATTTCCAAAGATCTTTATACACCATTCCCTTAGCTGCTTTCCGGGTCTTAGCTTTATCTACAAGCTTCCATCCCATCTTTAAGTAGTAATTACGGGAAGTACCCTTAGCATTCTTGTTTGGATTAAATGCATAAGGTGTATTATAGGCACCAGCAGCTCCTGAGGTTGATTCTTCTTGGAGTAGTTCTTTTAATTGATGCTTAAATTGATTCCGGGTCATGATTATAGCTCTGTTACTAATTCGTAGTACTGTAGTAAATCAATAATAGAGTCGTTAGTTACTTTACCAGTCTTAGAAACTGGTTTAATATATTTCAAAACCTCCACAAGTTTAATTTGCATTACTTTGTCTGAGGTTCCTTTAATTTTATTTTTTAGAATATCTCTAACTTCTACAATTTTACCGTTGTAGTAGTCTTTTAATTTGTCAGTATTGTCAATAGAGTTTATAACTTCTCTTAAGATTTGTTTCTGCTGTGTATTTAAATGATCGTATTTATCATTAAATTTCTCAAGAAGTAATCTATAAGTTAACACTCTTAAATCCTTACTGTAGCCTTTATATTCTTCTAGAAGTGTATCTGTAGGTGCTACAACTGGGGCTTTTGTTAGGTGTTCAAGGATTGTAATTTTATTACTGATTGTCGTCTCCGGAGTTACTTTATCTGAAGATTGATTCTCAATTAAGTTATTTAGTGCTGCAAAAATTTTATAGTTTCCAACTTTAACTTTAAAAAACTTCTCTACATTATAATTGTCTCGAATTTCCTTTACTAAATTATATTTCTGCTTTCTAATTTCTGATCTTCTCAATTTTGTTGAAGTTTCAACTAGTGTGTTAATAACCATCTCAGCCTTAGGTTCACTAAGGTTCTTATAGGCAGTTAATTGCTCGTATAATTTATATTCTTTTCCTAGTTCTGTGTTAACGAAGTACTTTTTAAGAATATTGATAGCAACAGAATTTTTACCTTCTAACGTATCAGAGGTGATCTGTCTTACTAGAAGTTCAAAAAGAAGTCCTGTATTTCTAAATTTCGAGTGCTTGATTTGCATCAATGTATAATTTTTTATAAATATGTGTTAATTATTATTCCCTAAGTTGGCTTTCGTCTAATAAGCCACCTGCTTTTTTATCAGCTTCAAAAATCATCTTCTTTCTAGAAGGAATCTCCTGTAAGACTCTTGTATATTTTGATAATTGTCTCTTAGTTGTCTCCATTGCGGATGGTGAAGTTTTATCTCTACCATACCCTTCCTGATCGTCAACTTTATTTGCTTTTCTACCAAGTCTATCTTGTCCTAAAGGATCATCTGTACCGTTGATAAACGATGCTTTCTCCTGAGGGCGTCCCATTTCTGGTTCATCTTCATTATACCCATCAGGTACATTACCGGGTCTAGTATAAACTCTTCCTTTACCGTATGCAGTTGCGATGTCGTGAGGAGTTCCATAAGTCTCACCTGATTCTAGAGGATCATTTCCTTCGTTTTCGATTTGAGATAATCTGAATTTACGCTTAGCATCTTCTCTAACTAGGTCTCTCATTTCCTCATACTCATCTTGACTTAAGTGGAAGATATTATCGTAAATCCAATCAGAAGAAATTAATTGAGAATCCATCATTTGAGCAGCAAGATCCATTTTCTCTTTTAATAATGCTACTCTCTCTTGATCATAAATGATTGAAGGAGTTGTTAGTGATAATTCAAAATTAGTTAATGCTTCGTCTCTATATCCTTGGATGTATAGATGCACAAAAGCAATCTTATACAATTCAGAAACCATGATTCTCTGTATCTTTTCTACGGTTCTACCAAAGCGAATATCTTCTGCAGCTAATGTAGCTTTACCTTGTAGCTTTTCGTCATAACCAAGGAATGCTTTCGGTATTCTTAATGCTGCAAATAACTTATCTCTTAAGTAATTTACGTCTGTAATACCATCATACTGTAACCCACCTAGAGTCTCAATCTTAGTTGACGTATCATTTCCTCTCATAGGGATATAAAAATCCTCCATAAGGTTCTGCATGTTGTACTTTAAGTTATATTCACCTGTTTGCTGGTCGATGTAAGGAGTTCTCTTCATTTTAGTGATTGCCTTCTGCATGAAGCCTTCTACTTCATTTGGAGGAATACCACCAACGTTCATATAAAAAATTCTCTTCTCAGGAGCTCTTACAATTCTATGAACTAACATTGCATCTTCCATTAAAGTATACTGCTTAAATAATTTTCTAGCAGGTTCAATGTATGAACGACCATAAGGTAGGAAATTTACATCTGTTAAAAGACGGAAATGGGCTACTTCGTAGTTGTCGAAGTAAACAGATTTGGCATCATGCTGGTTAGGAGTCTTAAAGTATCCATAAGTATCAGCGGCCAAGCCGTCTGGATCATAACGGAATCTAACAGCAGTTGGATTTTCTGGATCATAATGTTCTTGTCTTTCTATATTAAAAGCTGCGAATGGAATTACATTATAAACACCGTATTTCTCTGAAGCTTCTAACTTCAAAAAGAAATCACCATATTTACACATATTTCTAATCCACCAACTTAAATTAAATTCTACATTTAATACATCATAG